GCATATGGTGGGATCTTGGCACCAAGGGCGGCTACCGGCCGGCCGACCCAGGCGCCGGCGGTACCGCCAGCGGGTCCAGCGTCGTCAAGGCGTTTATTGCTGGTGGCACTGCAGATCACGGCAGCTATGTGATCTCTGCTTCTTCGCCTTCCAGCGTCGCCGTCGGAATCGTCTTCTCTTTCCAGCAGCTAGTGTCGGGCACTGGCGACGCCAACATTGGTCGACTGCACGGGTCTTGTTCGCTTGGATTTAGATTCCCCACACTGCCAATGAGAACGTCTGGTACAATAGGTGGAACAAACTTCAAAACCGCATATTATGGTGTATACACCGGCGTCGCAAGAGATAAAAATTACCAAACAAAATACAATGAAGACGTTGTTGATCACCTTCGCGTAGGAGCTTCGGCCCTTGTTGATGTTTGGGACGGCCACACAACAAATGCCTACCTAGCACCACAGTTTGTCTTTACACTGGATGATATTTCACAATCTGCTGATAAGGATGATTTTGCGTATGTTTCTGGTACACACCAAGCAACATCAAATGGCACTCTTGGCAAAGCATTTACGTGTCAATCTTCAACAAGCTCCATTAAAGATCTTATTGACGAAGGGGTTAACAAGTTCACAACCGTTTTCCACGGTGGTGTTGATGGATTAAACATCACAGAACAGCAACCACTGAGAAGCGGCTTGTTGCACAATGCTACTGCAACTCCAACAGAAAAGAGCAGCTATGTATTTAACACTTACAACGAGATCATTGATACGATCAAGGATCCAGAAGTTGTTGAGTGCAATCTCTTGTCAATTCCTGGCTTAAAGCATGAGCCGCTTACTGATAAGTTGGTCGACGTTGCTGAATCTCGTGGTGATACTTTGGCCGTAATTGATCTTAAGAAGGATTTTGAGCCTTCGTTCGAAGGTGCTGATTCTAGCAACATTGGTAAACCAGTTTATAGAATTACCACTAAAGATGTGATCAATAATCTAAAAGATAGACAGCTAAATAGCAGCTATGGCTGTGCTTATTACCCATGGGTTAGAATTAGAGACACCATCGGCGGCACTTTCTTGCATATTCCGCCATCTATTGTCGCCATTGGCGCCATGTCTTATACAGACAGGGTTAAAGCTCCGTGGTTTGCCCCTGCTGGCTTTAATCGTGGCGGCCTTTCAAGCGGCGTTGCTGGTTTGCCAGTAATTGGTATAACTCAGCGGCTCACATCCAAGGATCGTGACGATCTTTACGATGCTAACATTAATCCTATTGCGACATTCCCACAAGAAGGGATTGTTATCTTTGGTCAGAAGACCCTACAGGTCACAAGAAGCGCTTTGGACAGAATTAATGTTCGTAGATTGCTCTTATTTGTCAAGAAGGGAATTTCTACGATTTCAAATGATCTTCTGTTTGAGAATAATGTGAGAGAAACTTGGGAACGCTTTATTAATCGTGCAAATCCATTCCTTAATGACGTTAAAGCGAGATTTGGTTTAACTGACTACAAGCTAGTTTTGGATGAAACCACAACAACGCCAGATTTAATTGATAGAAACATTATGTATGCCAAGATTTTCTTGAAGCCTGCAAGATCAATTGAATTTATAGCTGTTGACTTCATTATCACAAATACTGGCGCGGCTTTTGAGGATTAGCACTAATTATAGTAACCTAGGAGAATAAATTGTAATGCCAAGTAAAATACCCGACAATATTCCAAAGTGGCAATCGATGAATATCGAGCCCAAAAGGAAATTTAAATTTATACTTCGTCTTGGTGGTATTCCTGCGTGGGTTATTAAAACTGCTGGCCGGCCACAAATAACAGTTTCGGATGGCGCAAAACATCAATTTTTATCACACGAGTTTAAGTTCCCCGGTAGAGTTACTTGGAATGACATTGAGATTTCACTAGTTGACCCAATTAACCCTGAAATTGCCGCATCAATGTTTAAAGTTATTGAAGATTCGGGCTATGCAGTTCCAAGCGACTGGAACGGCCAAAATGAGTTGTGGCGTTTAAGCATTTCAAAGAGAAAAGCTGCTTCAAGCGCTTTAAGCGATGTAACAATCCAAACAATTGATTCGGATGGCAAAAAAGTAGAAGAGTGGCGACTTTATAACGCTTGGGTTAAAAACATCAATTATGATGATGTTGGATATGACAGTGAAGATTTAATGAGCATTACAGTTGGGTTGGCGTATGATTGGGCTAAACTTGAAACTTTTGCGACAGATTAAATAAATGGCTGGTTCTATTATAGCTGAGTTGAATCGAAGGATGTTCGTGTCGAACTGTCCTGCGGCAGACGTTTCTGCGCCTGCTTGGGCTAAGATGACAAAGGATGCGCAGCAATCCTTTAGATTTCTTTTAATTATTAACGGATTTCATCCAATTTATGTAAGTCAGGTTGCTAGGCCGGGATATACAGTTGAAACCGAGGCTCACAGACTTTTAAACTGGCATTTTAACTATCCCACCAATGTCAAGTGGGACGATATTAACTTTACAATTAAAGAAGTTTATAGTCATTCAAATGCAAGCACTTTTATGAAAAAATTAACTGCTTGCGCTTATTCTTTTCCAGATAATACAAATTCTGGGAAGCTAATTGAAAATGATATAAATAAAAGCTCTCTTGTAAATTCTTTAGGACAAATAAAAATTCAAAGCATTAGACCAGATGATAGTGTTCACGAAGAGTGGACTTTGCATGGCGCTTTTATAAAAAGTGTTAAATTTAGTGAATTAAGTTATGGCTCTGACGATTTAACTTCTGCTCAAGTTGGGTTATCATATGATTGGGCTCAGTTAAAAGTTTTTGATAAAACAGCCGATAGAGCTACAGCCATTGGCCAGAGGTAATAATGCAAGACAGAAATGCAAGTAAGACAAGCCACCACTCCCCACAACAAATATACACACCACCCGTAGACATTGTTCATTTACCATCAAAGGGTAAGTTTTATTCAGAAGAACACCCTCTTCATGGAAAAGAGTCTGTTGAAGTATATTTTATGACAACAAAAGAAGAGGATATTTTGGTTAATGTAGCATATAATAGCGAAGGCGTTGTTTATGAAAAGTTGGTTGAAAGCATTCTTGTCAACAAATCAATTAAACCTGCTTCTTTGTTGTCTGGAGATCGAAATGCAATATTAATCAGCGCTCGGGCAAATGCTTACGGCCCTGATTATGAGGTAAGAGTCCCTTGTCAGCAATGTCTTACAATGAATCAGATAAGTCTTGATTTGAGTGGAATTGAAGAGAAAAAGACTGATTATTCAAATGTTGAAATTACGTCCAATGGCACATTTTTATTAAAATTGCCGAAATCTGGCATAGTAGCCGAGATAAAGTTGCTTACCGGACAGGACGAAAAAGAAATGGAAGCTCAAACCCAGCAGCGCGCAAAGCACAAGCTCCCAGAAGAAGGGGTTACTGGGAGATACTCAAGAATGGTTGTTTCTATTAATGGAAGCACAGACCCCATTGCTATTAAACAATTTGTTTCTAATATGCCTATCGCAGATTCGCGAATTTTCCGAAAAACTTATTTAAATTTAATGCCCGACGTTGATTTTGTTTATAAATTTCCATGTCGCGAATGTTCACACGTCAATAAGGGAGGTGTGCCCTTTACGGGCGACTTTTTTTGGCCTGACGAGTGAATATATGGATGATGTGTATGAAGTGCTCTTTGTACTTAAAATGCACGGCGGATGGGGATTTTTTGAATTATACGCCCTTCCTATAAGATTAAGAAATTGGTTTGCAGAAAGATTAGCTAAACATTTTAACGAAGCTAATTAAAGCTGCAGCAAAGAATTAGCCTACTTACTAATTATTAGGTAGGAGAACTTATTTAATGGCAATGAAGGGAAAACCGATCACCGCCGCGGAAACCGCCAAACTGCAGGAAGCCCTTGGCAAGAAGCGCGCCGCAGAAATTAAAAAAGGAATGGCAGCAGAAAAGGCTGCAGCCGCCGGCGCCGGCGCCGGAAAGCGCGAAGAACGTCTCGGCGCCGGCTTTGAGATGGCCCAGGAGCAAATTCTAAAATTCGGCCAAAAAAACGCACCGGCGCTGATGGCGACACTAAGAGCATATGAAAAATTCACAACACAAATTCAAATATTAGGTGGCGCCTCCGCCAAGGCCGCTGGGCAAATGACCCAAGATCTTCAGACCCTGCAACGCCGAAACACAGAACTTGGCATTACAATGCAAGGCACTATGGAGTCGGTGCAGCATGCCATGACAAACTATTATGGTGTCGTTACGACTGGTTGGAAAAAGGACTACGTTGCAGTTACGAAACAAATTGCTGTGTATGGCAAACTTGGCGTTTCAATGACTGATGTTACAGGTATGATGAATTTATTTGGCGGCTCTTTAGGAAAAAGCCGCGGCGAAGTTACAAAAACTGCACAAATTTTAAATAAGTTTGCGCAGACAACTGGTCAAAGTTATGCACAAGTTTGGTCAGACTTCAATCAAAATGTGGGTCAATTTATGACTGTTATGGATAGTAAAGATATGCAACGACAAACTTTGCTTATGACAACTAGGGCCCGCCGCATGGGCGTTAGCGTTAATCAGATGATGGGAAGTTTGCAGCAATTTGAAACCCTTGAGGGCGCGCAACAAGCAGCGGGCAAAATTAACGCAGTGATGGGCTCTCTTGGCGGCAGCTTTGATGCTGTAAAGGCTGCCGGTATGGATTTCACCGAAAGACAGCAATATATTTCCAAAACAATTCAAAGTGTATATGGAAGGATTGAACAATCTGGACCCAGAGCCGGCCGTGCCTATATTGGTGCATTAGCAGACGCATTTGGAATGGACGCAAGAACGATTAAGGCCATGGCCACTGCTCAACCTGGGGCAGCATTACCGGCTGAAATAAGGGCCGGCAGAGGCATAATAGGTGGGCTAACAACAGCACAAACAGAAACGGCAGCAAAAGAAGCAGCAACTTGGCAAGAGAGAACAGACGCGATGAAAGATGCAAGAGAAGCACTTTTATTGGAAATTGTGCCCAAGTCGATGGGGCGGTCATCTACAGAGATAATTAATCAAATAAAAATGAGCGCCGGAAAGCTTGATGCGATGTTGATCAACGGTGGCGCCAATCTGGGCGACAGCGTTGCAAAGAGGCTGATCGCCGGCCTACGAGACGGCCTACCCGACGCCATCGCAGAGATGGGCGGATCCGCCAGCAAGGCACGAGAGGCGATGGGC